GGTCGTGCGCGCCGCGACGCGGATGCGCAGAGCTTCGCCGCTCTCGCCGCGCGCGTTGCCTACGTCCAAGAACGCGATGCCCGCCAGAGCGGCGGCATCGATATCACTCTTGAGCGACTGACGCATCTCGCCGAGCCCGGCGGCGGGCACGCCGATATACTTCGCGTCGCCGCCCATGCGCAGATCGATGACGCCTTTGTAGCCGGTGCGCAGTTTGTCGGGGGCCGCATCGTCAACGTTGCCGTTGATGATGACGAGTGTGGCCTGTCCCTGCGCGAACAGCGTTTGCCTGTAGTCGGCCTCGGCTCGGTAGATTGCGAGCGCGAGGTTCGACAGGCCGAGAAGCGGGGACACTTCGGGCTCGGGTACGAGATCGTTGGCGCCGATGAAGACGAACGGAACCGCCGGGAGCGTGCGCCCACCGATCGACGGCTGAATGAAGTCCTCCATGACGGGCATGGAGCTGTCGTTGACCTTCACGGCCACGCAATACGGCGAGCCCTCCGGCGGTCGTTCCCAGCCGCTCTCAAGGCTCTCCGGGCCGCCGCGCGTCAGCACGCGATACTTGCGTTCGGTCTTCCACGTGAAGCCCTCACGGCGGAAGCCGCTTTCGTCGAGCACGACGAGATCGAGTTCGTTGCGGCCCTCATTGAGGCGCCCGGCGTCCCAGTTGATGATCCGCATCGGTTCGTAGAAAGACAGGTAGGGAGTTGCCTTGTCGATATCGACGCCCTGCGGCGCGTCCGCGAGAAGACCGCAGCGGCCGTACAGGAGTTGCGAGACGTTGATCCGGCGGAGCAACATCTGGAGCCCTTCGCCTTGGATCGTCGCCCGGTCGATCATGCCGGCGAGGCGCGGGGGCAGCGTGATCACGGCGGGCTTGTTGTGCATGATGCCAACCATGGCTTTGACAGCTTCCTTGACAACGTCGTGGAAGTAGGCGCGCATCAAGTACGCTTCGTAGTCGCGCCAGCCCGGGGAGCTGGGCGTGGTCATCCCGTCCTGCACCATTCCCTCGGTCGCGGGCAGGTAGTCAAGCCGCTTCGACTTGACGGCGCGCTCGCCCTGATAGGTGTCCGAAAGCTGGAGCCATTCGCCCAGCCTCTCTACGTACTCGGGGTGCTTGTCGGGAAGTGCCATGTGAAAATCCTTCCGGGGGCTAGGCTCTCTAGCCTATTAACCATATTCTGTCAATGTCCTTGACACTGGAAATTTCAGGCCGCCACGCGGCCCGACCGTGTTGTCCTGATCTCGTGGCGGAGCATGTACCGAGTTTCATCGCCGTTATGATCTTCCGCGTCGTCGTCTACGTCATCGATTTCGGTTTCGTCCCGTGGAAGCACAGGCACGCACCGGAGCCATTGCGGGCAGTCCGTCGTGATGAACAGCCCGGGGGTCTCCCGGAAGCCGCCGGGCGGACGTTTGGTCGCCTTGAGCCGCTTGCGGATTTGCTCCCATCCTTGCTCGCGGGAGCCCGGACCCTTGTCAGCGCGCTCCCAGAAAATACCCTTGAACTTGATCCCGTTGATCGTAACCGGCTTCTCGAAGTCGTCGGCGATCGACACGGTCGTCGCCTTCTGATCGGCGTCGAAGATCGAACTATCGGCTGGCCCCCGGCTCACGCGGGTCCACGTGCCCTGCGGATCACGGAGGCCCCATTTGATCTCGCGCTCAATGATGCCCCTCGCGATATCCGGGACCAACAATCGAGCGCCTTCGTTCGGCTGACCACGCCAGCCGTACCATTCGTGGATACGGAAGAGGTCGCCGCGCACGGTCGCGCGCGTGCGCCCATCGCGTAGCTTCAGATCGGTGCCATCGCTGGCGGCGTACCAGCCAACCGAGAACGGCTTCGATGAGCCGTGGTCATAGGCCCGATAAATTTTCCATCCCGGCGGCACGTCGAATGGGGGCATGACGATCGCGTCTTTGTGCTCATACCAGATGTCGTCGAACATGCCGCCCGCGACGATGTCCCACGAGCCATCCATCCACGCCGCGAGTTCGGATGCGTTCCGGGCTGCCGCTTTAATCTTGTTCTTGTACTCGGGGTCGGCATGCAGCAACAGCACGTTCTCGTCGAGGTAGCCGTGGATGGCGCGGCGCGGCGGCTCTTTGTTACCCGCCGCATCAACGCTATCCTGAATGAGCGGACCGACTGTCGGCTTGCGGCCGTTGATCGTCTCGCCGTTGATCGGCAGCCGCCAACGTGCCTTGACCCAGTTATGCCCGACGCCATAGGGGTTCGTCGTCGCGCGCACCTTGCGCGGCATCCCTTTGATCGTCGAACGCGAGCACGAGAACATGCTGATATAGCAGTCCGGGCTCGGCCAGTTCGTCAACTCTTCCCAACCAATCCACGGATAAGCGTGGCCGTGATAGTTGTCATAGTCGCTTCGGACATTGAAGTGGGCAAAGTACAGGCGCTCGCCTGTCCGCCACTCCCACATCGTCTTGACTTCGTTGTAGATCGCATCCGGCCAAATGCGCTTGATCCATTTCTTCGACTTCTCAATGATGTCGCGCAACTGCGGATGCGATTGTCGAAACAGAATGCCCTTCCACTCCGCGCCCCAGCCCTTGCCAACATCCTGACAGAAGTCCATGATGAGCGCGTCAGTTTTGCCGGGGCCGCGCGTGCCCTCGTAGAGAACTTCCATCGTCGGGTCCGCCAGAAAGAACTCCTGCGAACCCGGTTGCGGGCACCAAATCGCGGCCCTGAGTACATTGTCGTCGTCAAGATAGTATGGGACGTAAGCCCCATTCCTATCTTGGACAAATTTTGCTACGCAAGGAAAACCCATTACACGTCCCCGTCGCTCTCTTCGAACGTGACGGCGGGACGACCGACCTTGCGATATTCGGTTTCGATTTCGTTTAGCTCTTCCGACGTAGCCGCCTTCATACCGACCACGAGAACACCGCCCGTAACATTCAGATCGAGAGCAGCTCGCTTGCCATATTCCTTCGGCTTGCGGTTTTCGAGCAGCCACCGGAGCATATCCGGGTCCTGCTTGAAGATTGTCTCGGGGACTGGAGCCCCAACTTCATCGCGAAGCCATAGGCTCGGGTTGCGCTCGTCAATGGGGTCGCCGAGCAGAACGAACAGATCGTACTTCTCCGGGTCAATTCGGTATTGGACACGACCCTTGTGAGCTTGGATTTCGTTGAAGCCGACCCCGAGAGCCCACGCGGCCGTCTCTGCTTTGCCGAGGCCTTCACTCATCGCATCTTCCCACACGACGTGAAACCGTTCGGTGTTATCGGGGGTGCCGTTATCTTCGCCTTCCGGAAGGGCCACGTCATACCCGTCCCCGGAGCGACCCTCCTTGGATTTTTGCAGCATATACTTGAGCTGGGACAGGCTAATGCCGGCGCGGCGCGCGGCGTCCGTTGCGATCGGGATTTCAGAGATGTTCTTGAGCAGACGGCTGAGGCGGTCAGGGAGCCTTGCTCGGGCGGCAGCGTTGACGGGGTAGCTGCGCGATCGTTCTAGGACGCCTCGGCTCGCTGCGCCCATGGGACGCGATTTCGGCGGGGTCACATCAACTAGAATTTCTTCGGCTTCGGCACCGAGTGGATCGGGGCCGAGAAGATCAGCGAGATCGGTGTCATCAATGCCGCTCATGCGGATATCCTCCAATAGTCGTGCATCGGCCCAGCCGATGGGAGGCGCACATGCGCGCTCGCGTAATTCTGATACGAAACGTCGGGTGCAGCTCAGCTACATCCGAGGTTCTGTATCACTTGCTCAGGAAGCCCCACTTCGGCGTGACGGTGACCGTGAACGAATTCACTGACGTACCGTCGCCGACATCGGACTGACTTCCGCTTGCGGAAATCTCGACCGGCATATCATCCGGCATGTCGCGGAGCGCGAGCTTGATCGCGCCGACGACGAGGTCTCTGACGAGCTGTTCGGGCTCGCTCATCTCCGTAGTGGCGCGCTCTTTCTTGATCGCGGCGAGGACGGGCTTCGAGAGCCCCATTTTTGAGATCGACCAACTCATTTTGATAGCTCCGATCGGATTGTAGCTGCGCGCATCTGGCTCAGCTTGTCATTCGGGAAATTTTCCAGATGCTTCTCGATACCCGCGAGCTGCCGCTGGAGGCGCTTCTCGTAACTCGACGGAGCGCACGTGTTATTTTTCTCGGCCATCTCAGATCGCTCCATCATCGGCGGGTTTCAGCCCGAGGGGAGCGAGCTGCCCGAAGCCGACCGCGCAGCCGTTGACGAAGGCGACGGCGACGGGAGCGGTCTTGAGCAGAAGCACGAGATCGACTTGATCCGGGAGCCCGCGAGCGATCTCTCGGAGCTTGACGAGAGCGGCGCCTTCGACGCGGATGGTGTCTGGAAACTTGGTCGGTGCGATGCACTTCGCCGTGGGCGGCGCAGCGATCGGGGGCTTGGCGAGGACGGGGGAAGCGACGGAGAGAAGCGCAGCGAGGGACAGCGATGCGAGTTTCAACACTTTGGGCTCTCCATGGTCGGGACTGTTGAAACCGAGGCGCGTAGCGCCCCGGAAGTGTTACCGTTGGAACGAACGATTGGGCGCGGGCTTGGCCGCACGCCGGGTATTGGCGGCCGGGATCACTCCGCCTTCGCCACTACGCGAGCGCATGCCCTTCGTGGTCGGCACCTTCTGCTCGGCGGACATGGGGCGCGTCTGGCCCCAGTCGGCTGGCACAGTGGCCTGCGGCAGAAAGCCGGAGGTAGTGTGCTGGCCGGGGAGATCGCTCGAACTTCCACTATAGCCGTTCTGGCCATAGCCATTGTCCGACTTCATTTTGCTTCCGACTACATCAATCGCCATGGTCGTCTCTTTTCAGGTTAGGCCGAACAGCCGCACGATGGCTCGCGTGACTTGGGCCACAACGAAGAGGCCCATCCCCCAACCTGTCGCGGCCCCGAATGCGGCGAGAAAGAAGCCGCAGAAGGTTTGCCACGAGCATGCGGGGGTTGGCATGGGTTAGCGGCCGAGGCGGCCGGCTTCGTCGAGGATGGCCTTGCCGAGGTTGCCATTGACCGACTGACCGTTGGCGTCCACCATGCCCCACGAGGACTTGATCTCCTGCGGCTGCCGACGCAAAATCTTGTCGGTCGGCGACGGGTCAAGCGGATTGGAGCTGGAGGCATCCGGGCCGACGCCCGGGTTCTTCGGGCCGGCGAACGATGACACGGAGCCCTTGACCATATCGGTCATGCCCGGCTTGACCGGAAACTTGGTCTGGGTCCGCTTGGCGGCGCCAGCGCGCGGATCGACGGGGCTGTTGGAGATGCGATCCTGCATCGGGGGATCGATGGTCTTTGCTACAACGCCTGAGCCACGAAGTGCCATGTGCATAATCCTTGCGATAGTTGGAATTTCTTTCGCAAGCATACGCGGAGAGCTTCTCCGGGACAACTGGGAATTAGATCGAACCCAATGGCCCGCCCGGACCTACCGACGCGCCTGTCGTAGGCGGGCCGTTCGCGCCCGGAGCCGCGCCAGCGCCCGGCGCGCCCGGCAGAACTTTAGCGGGCTCAGGAAAACTCGGCGGACCACTCTTCGGATGGCCATTTGCAAGAACGTCAGCAGCTTCGTCATCGGTCACACTCCGATTGCCGCGATCCCACTTCACGTGGCTCTTCGTTGCACTGATCATGCCGCGTCTCCCGTGCCGCCCGTGCCGATGAACTTCTTGCGGGCAACATCCCAGATACCCTGTTGATTGCGACGACGCCCCTCTTGGACAGCAGTCGCGCGATCAGGGATGTTCTGCGACACGTCGAGATGCGTGCGACCGGTTTCGTCGGCCCAGCTCCCGATGTGCATGTCAGGCTTCTGCAACAGATCGGAGTTGTTGCGCGCGTAGTCGCGAATGATGCTCGCACCCTGCGGACCGGCGAGCGCCGCCGAGGTCGGGCTCTGAGTGCGGCCCTGTATCGAAACCATGTACCCGGTCGTCGGCGAGACACCGGTCTGCGGCTTCACGCTCGCGCCCCATGGGTTCTTCTGGATCGTGCGCAGCGCGTTCGGGTGGACCGGGAGATTGCCGATCTTGTTGACGCCGCCCGCGTGCAGGCCGTTGCTTCCGTGTCCGAGTGCGTCTTTCATCTGATCCTGATCCTTGAGTTCGGGTTGTCAATTCGCGCGCCCATCGCGATCTTCTCCGCGACCGCGCGCCGCTTGCCGCCAGCGACCTTGCCCCAGACGTTGCCGGTCGCGAGGTTGCGCTGGCCGGCGGCCGTTCTGCCGGAGAACGCGAGATGCTTCTCGACCTTGAAGCCGATCGCCTTACGCACTCCCGTTTGGTGCGCGACCATCAAGCCTTGCGGGTTGCTGCCGTGTCCCAGAGCGTCCTTCATTGACCTAGCCCCTTCCACGCTTCGCCCAACTGTTGCGAAGCTGCTTTCCGTCTAACGTTCTCATACGCGCGGCGTTCGAGCCGCGATATTTCGAGTGCAGTGTCCTCGCTCATACTAGCATGGACTGGAACGATCGCCGACTTCGCGCCGCTCGCAAGCGCATTCGCCGCGTCCGCATTGCTCACGCTCCCGTGCCCCAGAGCGTCCTTCATTTTCCCGCCCCACGCATGGTGTCGATTTGAGCGACGGTTTCTTTGACTGCATGCATCTCGCCATCGACGCGAAAAACCGCCTTCGCTCCCGGCGCGTACATGCCCGGCTGAGCCGGCTCAAGGACGCTGATCTTCTCGGGGTCGATCTCGAACCTGACCCCGTTCGGCGCTGTTACCCAAATCATGTTCATGACCCATATCCCCGTTCCCATTCTTTTGCAAGCTCGCCCACTTCATTGTCCGTGTGCGGGTTCTCCGCCGGACGGCCGAGGCGCTTAGCCTCTTGTCCCTTCCGGAACGCGATCTCCAGCGGCGACATATTCGGCGTCGGCGCGAACCGCGTATGCGGGACGGCGATCGTGACCCCGACCGAGTGGGTCGGCTTGGAAATCCGTTGCATTGGTGCCATTATGATGCCGCCTGATATCCGCGCTGCCGCGCCATGTCCTGAATGTTATCGCTCGGGACCGGCACGCCGTTGTAGCCGCTCATGCTGTCGTGAACCGGTACCATGCGCGACTTCGGGCCGCTGGCCAGCTCGTTGGCCGCGTCGGTGTTCTGTGTGGACGTGGCGAAGCCGCGCACTCCGGGAGCCGTCACAAAGCCGCGCGCCCCCTCGTCAGCGAGCCGGTTCGTCCCCGATGTACCGCGAACGTTTTTCATCTCGTGCTGCCCCTACGTGAGCTTGTGCCGTCCGGAACCGAACACGGCGTCATTCGCCTTTGCGTTCCCGACGTTAGCATACGAGCCCCACTTTTCGTTATTCTTGTCCGAGAACGCGCGAGACGCGGATTGCATGCTGTCGTGGATCGGAACCGCCGCCGACTTCGGGCCGCCGCTGCTCAGCATGCGGCCGGCGGCGATATCGTCGGAAAGCTTGGCCTTCATGGCCCCCATCATGCCACCGCCGCCATCTTGATCATCCCAGCGCTTCAACTGCGATTGCGCGGTCGCATGCGCGTCCGCGAGATCGTCGGTGTGATAGTCGTTCTTCGACTGATAGACGCCGTTGCGGAACGTCTGCACGACCTTCTCACCCCACTCGGGATTGTTGTAGACCTTCGCTGAGTGCGGCCCGAGCACATGGGTCTTGATGAGCCGCATGCCCTTTGCGTTCGGCTTGGTGCCGCCGCGCTCATTGCTGCCGTGACCTTTTGCGTCTTTCATGTCACTTGCTCCGTTATTTCCCGGGTTTGCCGCGAAGGGTGCCGTTGCGAATGCGGTAGCCCGTGCTCTCATTGAGAGCCTTGACGTTTCGCTCGGACGGGGTCCGAGGCGGGATGTCGCCGTGCGTCATCCGACCCTCTTTGAAATCCTTGACCGCTTGGTCGTGCGCGCCCAGCCCCGACCGCTCGCGCGGTCCGTCGAACTGCGACACGTTCGCGCCGACCATGCTGTCATGGACCGGAGACGCTACCGACTTCGGACCGCCGCTCGAAAGCTCGTGAGCTGCGTTGGCGTTGCCAGAGACCGGCTGACCGCCCGCTTGAAGAGCGTCCAGATTGAGCGACTTGCGGAGACCTTCGAAGCCTGTGATAGCTGGATAGGTCTTGACGCCGCTATAGTCGTGGCTGTTGGACCCGTGGCCTTTTGCGTCTTTCGCCATGTCACTTCCCCTGCTTGCGGAGACGGTTGATCTCGCCCTTGGCACTGCGGAACGCTTTGCCTTCTGCCCGGTTCTTCGCGTTGCCCTCGGCACGGCCCCGGTTGTATTTGTCCTTGAAGTCTTTCAGCGCCTCGGGCGATCCCCATGCGTGACCGTTCTCGTTGTGCGTCGCGTTGCCCAGCCCCGACCGCTCGCGCGGTCCGTCGAACTGTGACGTGGTGACCGGCTCGTGCGTCTTGTATCGGTCTTCGTCGGCAACGCGGCTCTCGACGGTCGCCTTGGCGTCGGCCACGCTGTTGGCGTAGCCATACTGATTTCCATGCTGCCAGAGATGTCCGGCTGGCATACGCTCGGTCCGGACGACGGCGTCCTTGCGTCCGTTGAACGACTGATACTTCGAAGCGGTCTTCAGCTTTCCGGTGGCGGGATGCTGGCCCCAGCCGCCGTTGCTTCCGTGTCCGAGTGCGTCTTTCATGTGCCCGATCCTATCGCTGATCCGATGCCATAGCCCAGAGTTGAGCCGACTTCGAGTTTGTTCTGCCCTTTGCCGATCATCGCAGGATGGATCGGCGCCTCGTGAGATTTGCCGCCGCCGAGCGCGAGATGGACCTTCACGTCCTGATCAGTCACTTCCGCCTTGGTCGTCCGTGTCATCCGATGCATCCGTTGCGTTTGCAGCCGGGTCCTTGTCCGCCGCGTAGACCGTCGCCATGGAAACCATTGCGGGGTGAACCGGGGCCGGGCCGTAGCCGCTCGAAAGCTCTCTCGCCGCGTCTTTGTTCGTGACCCGCTTGTGCCGTTTCATTTCAGTCCGTTCCATGCGGCGAACGCCGCGCGATCTTCCGAGTTCGATCCGCGCCCTACAGCGGACCTGATCCGGTTGCCCAGATCAGTCGGCCCGCGTTGCGAGGTCGGGTTCGATGCGCGGCCGGCCATGCTGTCGTGCACGGGGACCATGGTGGACTTCAAGCTGCCCATGAGCGATTGCGCGGCCTGCGCGTTCGACGTGTTGTCGCGCAGGAGCGTCGGACGGGGTCCGCCGAACATATGCCGATCCGCATCGATCCGCTGCCGAAGCTGCGCGCCGACGCCGTTACTTCCGTGTCCGAGTGCGTCCTTCATGGCTCACATCCCCGCGAATTTCTTCGCCCTGCTCACTTTCGACGCGAAGCCCGGTTTCGTCGCCGATCGCTCGCGCGATTTGTTATTGTACGCGCCGCCCGGCGTCGCCGCCTTGACGAAGAAATCTCGGCGGAAGCCCGGGTTGGTCATCGCGAGCTTGTCCGCGACATCATTGACTTTGGCCATGTGTGCGCCGTTCGCGTCCGAGTTCGCCTTGGAGCTGTTGTCGCCCCACGACTTTGGAGCCTGCGCCTTCAGATCGGCTGCGATGGCTTCGAAGTGCCGACGCTGCAACTGCGGGGTGCTCTGCACTCCAGCGGAGTGGAGCCCCTTGGTGCCGTCAAACGCCGCGTCTTCCGCGCCCGACTTTCGCTGTTGGGTGGCTGTCATCTTGAGGTTGGCAGGATTGCGTGGATCGTTAGGATCAAGATACGATTTCCCCGGAAGCCGAGACTTGAACGGAGCGTTCTCCTGTTGCACGGGCGTCTGTGCGCCGCCCTTGCCATTTGATCCGTGTCCGAGTGCGTCCTTCATGTCATGTACCCCTTACTGAGTGAAACCGCGTGCGTGCGGTGCCGATCCGCATTCCAGCGGCGGCGTAGTGCGCGAACGCTGCGCTCATGTGTTTGCCGGAGCCGACAGCCAAGCTGCGCAGCGAGTTCTTGTCGCCGGCCGAGAACTTGTCCGAGACGATGCCGGAGATCAGCGGGCCGGGGTCGCGCCCTTGAAGGCTATGCATCGCCCTGTCAACGACATCGCCATGGGCACTTCGAAGTGATGCCGATTGCTGGGCGTGTTGATCGCCCGCAGCCATGTGCTCATCCTTTGTCATGCCACTCGTGCGATCCCGCAGCATCTTGCCGCCCGTGCTGTAGTCAGCATTGAGCGGCGAGATCGGGCCGTTGTAGCCGCGCATCTTCTGCGCCGTGTTGTAGATCGGGTGGTCGGGATTTTGCAAGCCGACACGTGCGACCGCGCCCGCATGCGCGCCGCGTCCTTCGCTACCGTGTCCGAGGGCGTCTTTTGCCATGGCGCGTTCCGATCAACAGTTGTGATACTTGCAGTCGTGCTTGCCGAGGACCGCTTCAGCTTTGTGCTTGATCTTCGAGGCCTGCTCGGGAGACAGCTTGCCCTTCGCGACCATCTGGGTCGCCCGGCCCTCGGCGTCCGCCGCATGGGCCTTGTCGGGCATCGGGTATTTGCCCTTGGCTTTGCCTTTGCCCTTGGCACCGGGCAGGCCGAACTTCGAGGCGGGGAGCTTGTTGCGGGTCTTGGCTTTGAGGCGGGCCATGGGCGTGTCTCCGGGTGGCGATTGGGCGTTGAACTTAGCGCGCAACGTTCCCGGAGACAACTGGGAATTAGCCCCCGACTACATCAAGTCGCTGAGGGGGTCGATCGCCTGCCCCGTGCTCCAGTCGATCGTGACGCCGCCATCAACATTGGCCGGCGGCGCGATCGGGTTTCCCGGGGCGGGTCCATCCGCATCGTTGGTGTCGCTCGCGTCAACCGGCTCAGGCTCCGGTTTCAGGTTGAGCGTGGCCCGAGGCTTCTTGAGCTTCGCGCTCGTGAACGCGAGCATGAGCGCTTCGACCGGGTCCTTGTCCTCGGCGAAGCTGACGCCAAAGTGCGAGCACATCGTGAACGATGCGCGCCACATCCTGCCCCCCTGCGATGGGGTAAGCGAGATATGCGAAATCTCCCCTCGGGCAGCGAGACTGCGGATGGTATCTTCAAGCGTCGGGGTCGTCATGGTGCTTTGCTCCGGGCAGATCGGTGATGCGCCTGATAGCCGGCGGCGCTTCCGGTGGTAGAGCTTTCCGATCCGCGCGGAATTTCTCCCACGCGGCCTTGCGTTCGTCCTGCGGAATTTTCAGGTACTCCGGGATGCCCTCAAGCGGAGACACGGGCATGCCTCCGCTTTTGATCCTGATGCGCGTTGTAGCGCGTCAACCACTCCTGCATGGTGCGCAGCATCTCGACCTCGGTCAGGCGAGCGGTGTAGCTCGTGTTGCCGCTGATCGTGAGGTCATAGCACATCCCGGGCATGACGCCGCGTTCGGTGACTTCGTTGCGGTCGTAGCTGTTGGCGGTGTAGCATGTGCCGCCGAGGATACGCGGCTTGCGGGCGCCGTCTTTGAGAAGGTCAGCCATTGTGCTGCTCCGGGTAATAGTTCTGCCAAAACTCTTCGTAGGCCTCGCCGAGGTATTTGTCAAAGAGTTCGTCGGCGGCGAAGCTCGACGAACACCACTCCGATTTCTCGGGCTCCGTTTTCGGCGTATCGCCGGGCGAGCACTCGCTCACGCCCGGGAGAAACGATCCGACGCGCACGCTCGCGCCGTAGTGCTGGATACTGACGAAGCCCAGCTCTTCGACAAGCTCTCCGCCGCGTATATCACGCCGGTAGAGCAGGACCTCGCGGACCGCGTCGCCGGGGTATTTGGGTTCTGTCCACAGGCTCATTTCACGCCATGCCCCAGTTGATGGATGCGGCCGGCGAGCATCTCACACAGATTTTCATCCGCTGCAAGCATGCTCATGAGGGTGGCCCGGGTCGTCTCTACCAGCGCGGTGTCCGGATGATTGTTACAGAACAGCTTGGCAGCGTTGGCCACGTAAACCGCTTTGGTCGCCCGGGCCGCGTCCACGATCAGGTCGGTGGATATTTTGATTTTGTCAGCCATCACGCTGCCTCCCGCGCTGCTTCTGCGTAGGCCGAGGGCCGGACTAACTCCGGGTCCTGCGGGCCGACGCCCGGGAACTGTTCGTCGTAGAACTCGCGCCCGTTGATGTACGCGGCGCGCAAGTGCTCGACGCGCGCATCGCAGTCCTGCCAACTGTTCATGTATCCGAGCCAATGGGCCTCCGTGATGGCACGACCGACCCATCGGTCTTTCCATCCCAGAATGAACGCGCCAGTGATCTGCTCGCCCGCGTGAACCCTTGCAGTCTTGGGCGCATGGTAGCTCGGATCAAATTTATCCCGCTCGCGCTCGGCGCGTTCTTGCGCATCGGCGTATTTGGGATAGTCCTGCTTGACCGCATCCCAGAACGCGTTCGCTCCGCGCCGTCGTACCTTGAAGGGCGACAGCGGCTTATGGGGCGCCCGGTTGATCAGCATGTCCGGTGTAAGATGGACGTTCATCACTCGCTCCTGCCAAATTCACATCCCTTGTGCGCGTAGCGCAAACGGATGACACCTTCATCGTCGGGCTGCCTGACCGGCTTGCAGAACGCCAGCCACTTGTCGTCTTCGACCTTGAGCGCAGCGATCTCTTCCTCAGTCAGCTTCTTCGGGTCCTTGATGTCCTCAAGCGAGCAGCCACCGTTGTAGGTGCCGTAGTAGCTCGTGGACCGGCAGTTGAACTGCAACCCCCCGGCAGACGCCGAAGCGGACAGTGCAGTCGCCGCGACAGCGGCGAGCAAGATACGTTTCATTGTGAAATCCTCACTTCGTTGTCGTGCAAGTCCTGCCGAAGGTTCTGCGCTACGCGCTCGGCAACGGCCCGGCGCCCATAGGTGCCGATCGTCTCCCAGACGCGCCCGACCCGAACGCCGCTCGGCAGTTTGCCGGCGAGGGCCACGCACTTTTGAACTTTGAACTTCTTGGTCATGGTGTCGTCTTTCGGTGACATTCCCCGATGTAGCCGTTCGCTGACATCGGGTCAATTCAAACCGTTGATCGTGGTTAAAAGAACTCGATCCGGGTATGGTCATGAAACTTAGGCTCATTGCCGACGAACTCGATCCCGAACGTCTTGCCCGGGGCGACCTTGTCCTTGCTCAGGTAGCCGAAGCCCTTGTACTGATCGGCCTCCATCAAGACGTTCTCGACGAAGTTCTGGATGTGCCGGCGACCGTCCGCATAATCATCTTCGCTTTCGCGGAAGACCTTGTTGGCCTTCGCCTTGAGGTCGGCGATCTGGATCGTTTTGCGCTTGCTCATTTGCTTTCCATTTTCGCGGCGAATTGTTTTCCCTCTTCGACCCACTGCGCGAGCGTGAGATCGTTGAGCCTCGGCACCATGATGGACAGCGTGTCGTAGCGCGTGCCGTCATCGAAGATGAGGTACAGATAGTCCTTGCCCTTGACAAGCTCGATCGGGAGCTTCGAGGCGGAGAACACGTTGTTGACGGTGCGTAAATGCATCACTTAACCACTGTGTAGGTAACACGCCCGTCATTGCGGAGACAGAACCAGCCTTCAAGACGAGCGGTCCGGCGGGCTTTCGATATCGCGTCTTTCGCGGTAGCCGCTTCGATAAAGACGCTATCGGCCTGCGCGTATTGGGTCTTGATGCTCACTTCGTAGGTCACTTGCTTTGCTCCATCTCTTATACCCACCGATGTAGCGCATGCCATCGCGGCTCGCAAGTCAAACCGCTCGCCGTGGTTAACGCTTCGCTAACGCCTATTCTGCAAGGGTCTTCACGGTTCGTAAACCATAAGCATCGGTTTGCCTTGCACGGCCGGGGGCAGCGTGTATGTTGGGGACACAAGAGATCGACGGCCCCATCCCCGGAACGCGGGAAGCGGATGCAAGGCCTACATCGGACACGCCCCGCAGGCGTAGAGGGTTCGATACCCTCCGACCTCTCCACAGTTTCTCTAGCGAACTCTGTTGCCCGCTATCGCAGGCGCCGCCTCAAACTCTGGAGCTGAGCTATGCACGGTCCCGGGGAAGACCCGCATCAATCCCTGATCGACAGCGGCGTCGTCGAGCGCCGGGCCGATGGCGGGCTCTACGTGACGCGCGCTGCTTGGCAGAAGGTCACGCGCGGCACGCCCTACGAAGAGCGCGGTGCGTTTCACTTCGTCGGCTTCAAGGACGATCGCTACTGGAACGCGATCAAGACATGGGGCCGACCCGATTTTATCCATCGCTTCTGGGACCGCCGTGCGGTTGACGAAGTGGCGGAAGGCGACGTTGTCATCTTCGCGGATGGTGACGAAACACAGGACGTTCGGACATTCTCGTTCGACGACAGCGCAAACTTCTAACGGAGCACACCATGAGCACGATCACTTATGAGACCTACACCGAAGTCAAGGTCTTCATCGCCGGCCGTCGCGTCGGCACTATCAGGCATTTAACGGGCGCCCGCGTCCCCCACCTTGTGACCGGCGGGTGGTGCTACTACCCCAAGGGCGACAAGCTCGGCGGCGAAGTATTCGTCTCGCTGGCCGCCTGCAAAGCGTCACTGGAGGGTTGAGCTATGGACTTGTCATGCCGATGTGGCAAACGGTTTCGCAGCATGTCTGCCGAGGCCGTGCATAGACACAATTTCCCCGCTCTCTGTCGGCGCAAGCCGAAGAAGAGTTGGGAAGTCGTCGCCGGGCTGGAGTGGACGCGCGAGCAGGACGGCACGGATAACTCCGGGCGTCCGATGTACGAATACCATGCCAAGCACGGCAACATCAAGTTCGACATCGTCAAGAGCACGGACGCCGGGTTCGGCATCAGCGTGCATGATGGCGACAAATACCTGACCCACCATAGTATCGAGTGGCGGCGCACGCTTGGCAACTGTCAGGGCCGCGCCGTCGAGATCATGACCATCGTGAGAGCACTGGAGAAGCAAAATGGAAAATGAAATGTTCACCTTCGTCGTGTGCAATCACTTCGCGCATTCGACCGAAAGCGTCTACTGCACGCGGCACGAGGCCAACCGGAAATTCGACCGGCTCTGCGCCGCCACGGAGAAACAGCCGGAGGGCGACTACGTCGCGTACTACGCGGCGTCGGTCGGCGGCCTCATCAACTCGTACCGGAAAGCCTAGTCCGATGTTTGACATCCACGAAGAGATCACGCTGGAGCTTGCAAGGCTCCAGCGGGCGGCGTTCGAGAACGTCCGCAAGCGCACCGCTGAGCAACAGCTCGGGCTCGCATGGGTCGGATTAGATCAGTCCGCTCCGCGTAGCAGCGACCGCGCTGCATTGAGCGAGCGCGTATAGTCCACGATCATCTGCTTGAACATCTTGTCCGATGCAACGGCCTTCGGTGCGCCCGGTATGCGCTCCAGTATCGAGATCGCAGCGGCCAAACTGGCGGTCACTCGGATAAGGACTTCGCGCTCCGTCACTGATCTACTCGCGGGGTCATTTTTCATAATTTCGCCACGTTCTATTCCGGCTTAAATGCGCCGGGGATTTGCATGAGATACTGCTCGCGCCGCGCTCGCGCCACGTCCGGACGGTGCTCGCCCGTGCGCTGGAGATGCGCGGTGTTCACTGGCATGCCGGAGTATTGCTCCGATGCGATGCAGACAACCTCGTCATCCGCATCTGTCGCGTAGCTCATCACGCCGATGATGAAACCAAAACACCCTTCGCTGCCATGGCCCTTGATGAAGCAATAGACTTCGTCGCCGATCTTGAGGGGCTTGCCCTTCGCGTCAACGCTATTCATTGCGGTACCAACCATGTGCTGTCCGCGTATCCATCATTGCCGGGGCGCCAGTAGTGGACCGTGCCCTCGCGATATGAGATCGCGGCTCGCGGCGTCAGCCTCGGCTCGCCGATGCGGCTGCCAATCGGCACGTACCGCGCGGCCTCGGGAAATCTCAGAATGAGCAACTGGATTGCGCGGCGCTCGTCGCCACACGCCTGTAGCCCACGGATCGCGTCAGCGACGCCAATGATGCGATGGCGCTGGTACTCGGTTTCGATAGCCGTCTGCATCACTTGGCTCCGTCCCGGACGACCACGCGCTTGACCGCCTTGGCAGCCCGCGCCATGAGCCCGGCGGGCTTGGGTGCCACGCCGCCGCGCTTCGCGCCGTGCGTCGGGTAGACCTTGCTGCGCGCGATGCCAGTGTACCGGCGCCCCACGAAGATGCCCCGGGGCTTGTTGGTCGGGGCTCCCTCGGCGTCGCGGGCTCTCCCGGTCTTCGCCGCGACTTGCGGCACGACCATGACGGACCGAACCGACGTGACGCGCTTGTCGTTTTCGTCGCGCACGCGCACGACCTTGGTGCGTCCGCGCACGCCGGCCGTGGTGATCATGTCGCCCCTGTCGGCGATGAACGCCTTGGCGTTGCGATACGGACGGCTGGGGGACTTGTTAATCTTCTTGCGGCGGGTTTTGGCCATGAAGGAAACTCCTGTTAAGATGCGCCTGAAAAACTTCTCGGATCACTGCTTCCCGATCGCGAATGAACGCGGTCACGAGAGCAGCGGGCATTGGGCCGTAGACGGTCACGGGGCGATCGGTCTCGCGCTCGACGACATAGGAGCCGTCAGGCGTGTGCTCGATCGCCCATGTGACCCTGTAGGGGTTCACTGTTGCAGGTCGCCGTCTTCGGTCGCCTTCTGGAAATCAACACTCCAATCGACTGCGGGCTTCGCAATCTCTTCGGCGTAGTCCTTGAACCACGGTCCGATGTCCTGCGTCAGCGCGGCGAAGTGCTTCGCCTGCCCAGCGGGATCATTCGGTGAAAAGCTCGCCCGGATCACGAGGTTCAATCCGCGCAGGATCAGTTGTTCGGCTGAGGTCGCCATGGGGGTTCTTCCTTCGTTGAATGGTGCAATAGATCGAGCCGTCTTCGACGCGAGCGTAGGTGATCTCTACTAACTTGGCCTCCACGATGAGGTCAAGCAGTTTTTCACGATCGCTCGCGTCGAGGCATCTCATGAGCCGTCGCCGCCGCCCGAAGACGAGCTGCCGCTGTCGAAGCTCGGGCTCGGGTCCGGCGAGTAGCTGGGCGACGGGTCCGGCGTATAGCTCGGAGTTGACGGCACGGGGTCCGGTGTATAGCTCGGAGTTGACGGCGCCGGGTCGGTGAAGTGGTAGCCGTTCCCGGTGATGGCCGGCTCGACGGCGCGCTCAGGCGCATTGTCATCGGTGTATTGCGGGGCGGGGAACGGCGCGCCCCCGTCAGCCGCGATAGCCGCCGCAGCCGCAGCCGTGGATGCGGTCGGGCTCGCCCAGTCACCGGATGCGCCCGCCCCGGCGAACTCGCCCCCGTGCCCGTTGTAGGGGGCCTCGGGGGTGATCGTCAGGCCGGTATCGACGTAGGTCCGGCCCGTCGAGTGGTCATCGAACAGGCATTCGTACAGGATGAGGTACGTCAACCAATCTCCGGTATTGACCGGCTGGCTCTGGCGCGTGGGATGAGTGCTCTCATGTTGGTCCCACGCATGGGCGACCGCGTTGGTGAAGCCCCGCCGGTTGAGCGGCTGGCGCCCCTGAAGCTTGCGCTGAATGTTGACCCGCTCCAACTGGCGCGGGGTCAGGAAGATCGAGGGCTTGCGCTTGCCGAAGCTCGGCGGCACCGGACCCTTCGCCGTGTGATAGGCATTGGCAGCGGCCGGGGGCTCCGCACGCGGGATTGAATGCGCGAGGCCGCCGTCCCGGAAACGATCGCGCATCTTGTCGAGCGCGACGGGGGAGTACGCGGGCGGCGGGAATGGAATATACTCGCCCTTGGCGTTGAAGCCGGGACGTGGAAGGCCAGAGCGGTCTAAGTGCGAACCGTCCCAGAGATCGACCATCTCGCCGTCGCCGGGACGACGCTTGCGTCGCGGCGAGAATGTGAGCGCGAGGATCACGGTCACGAGGACCGCAAGAACTGCCACTCCAAAAATACCGAAGGGGGTCACTGTCGATTTCCTTTCCTAGTTGCCGTCGATCGTGGTGCGCCATTGAAACGACATGCGGTGCGTGTCGCTGAATTGAACCCGGTGCTTGCGCTCGCCTTGCGGGTCGAAGAAGTAGAGCAGCTTGTCCTTGGCGTCCCAGCGGATTGACCAACCGGGACGCATGGTATCATCGTTGCGGATGAAGCCGCCGCACTCCGCCGTATGGATGGCGTCGTTCAAATCCACAACACGAAACTCCGCGCAGCGAGGATCAGAAACGGCAGCGCGCAGACGGTCCACGTTCGCGCTTGGGTCTCGGTCATAACTTGAACTTCCCTCGTGCGCCGGAAACGATAACGCTGATCAGGATCAGCGCGCACGTGCCAATCACGAGCCACCCGATAGCATGATCGAAGAACATGGTCTAGCCCTCGTTGGTCGAATGGTTAACTGGCGCCGCCGCTGTACTGGGCACGCTTGCGCGCGTCCCAGCCGGCGACGAATATAGCCTTGGCGAACGCACGCTCCGGCGGGCTCGCAGCGCTGATCGCACTGTGCGCCCATTCCCTGAATGCCTTGTCGCGCGCCGGGTACGACTTGGGCACGGGATCACGGGCCTTGAGCATGGCCGCGTGCGTGCGCGCGGCCTCCGCTTCATATGCGCTATCGCTCATCGTGACACTCCTGACATTCCCACTCGGCGCCGTCCGGCGTCGCGTTCTCGCGCTGGCGATGCCACCAATTGCACGAGACACAACAGAAGACCATGCTGTCGAGATACTTCAAAAACTCGGCGTCGTCAACTACCTCGGCAGTCCGCGCGTCGCGCTCGGCGAGGTCTTCGAGGCTGTCGCTGGTATTCTCCAGCATGCCGGCGGCGCGGGCCGCGAGTGCGAGCACGTCACTCATAGTCGGCTCCGTCGCGGCCGGTCACGCTCGGACACGTCGAGCCCCACGCACGCTTGCCCGCGTCGTATTCCTTCGTTGGGACCCAGCGGCGATAGGTGTAGCTACCTTCGAGCCCGACATCGTTGTAGCGGAAGTGGACCCATTCAAGCCATACCTTGCCATCCTCGGTCCACACGGGCAGCCACGCGAACCGGATACCCTGCTTGGGCGGAAGCTTGCAGATGATCATTTCAGCGTCTCCAGTGCGGCGTCCACTGTTGCTGTCTGGCCGTTGAGGATGCTGGAAATTTCGTCGCTTTCGACCTCGTAGAAGCTCCCGTCCTTGAATGTGAAGCGAAGCGCAACATGGTGCCCTGTGCACCACGCCTTCAATACAATCTCGCGATCGGCGATGACCGACATCTCGCCGAGCCTCACGCGACAGAAGACTGGCTCGCTCAACAGAACGGGCTCATCAAGATCGTGATCACGCGACATGCCGTAGAGTGCGGCGCTTGCTCGTACCCATCCGATGCAGTGAGGGTCAGGTTTCTCGATCGTGATCATGGCCGCTCCGCCTTGCACCGGGTATCCTCGGCCCAGATTTGCGCCCACTTGCACAGGCCGAGCTTGTGCATGATGCGGTCGTGTTCTTCCTTGACCTTAGCAACGTCGTTGAGGGCGGAGCCGGCGCCATCACCCCAGCCGCTCTTATACCCGACGATATTCCCCGCCAGAAAGCTGAGACCGACAAGCAGACAGACGATGATGCGGAGTGAGGTCACAGTGGCATCTCCGGATGATCGACCTTCACGACTGCGCTCAGCAAGAGCAGGATATCACGCGGCGACAGATGATGGAAAGGGACAGCCAGTGGCCACGGGAAAACTTCGCTCTTGCGCAAGGCCGCGCCCGTGATCGCCGAGCAGATCAGCTCGCCGACTTTGTGCAAATTCCACGACGGGATGACGAAGCTGACGATCGACCGCCAGTCATACGGCTCATTGTTGACCTTGCCTTCGAGATAGCCATAGTAGGCATCGGCCTGCGCCTGAGTGCAGGGGATCGTGACGAAGAACTCGCGCAGCAACGTCGCGCTGTCATACCCCTTGGGGCGCTTGCGCAAGCCGCCTGAGATGTGCTCGCCATAATACCACTGACCATCCGGGGAAACGCTCTCGACATGGTTCGGGGTGATGGGCATCGTGACGCCCGCTTGCACGCGGATGGCCCACGGCACGAAGCCCTTCTCGGCGATGAAACGGATGACGATAGTCGCTTCACTCATGACTTCATCCTAATTGTTGAAACGGGGTACCAGCGGCGCATGTCGCGCACGTACATATCGAGCGACGTGCGCGGATCATCGATTGTAAAGCACAGTCCGTGGTGATCGTCAAGCCGGACGCCTTTGCAGGTGCCAGCCTCGCCGTTGAACGTCTGCACGGTCGAGCCGACAAGATCAACCTCCGCAGCGTGGAGCGCGGCGATGATGCGCGTCGCGATAATGTCGTGCGTCACAAATCTTCTCCCGTATGGGCTTCCCACGAATGGTAGTCGGCCTCTTCAAGCTCACGGATGTAATCGAGCAGCATAATCAAATCGTCGGACGGCACGAGCACATCGAGTGTCTGCGACGCGAGACGACGGAGCTGCTCCTGAAGCGCGGCATGTTTTCCATCCGGAGGCGGGCTCATCTGTGCGTTCGCTTGTTCAAGTTCCCGAGGAAGATCAGCGCAACGAAGCTCCAGCCGCCAGCTCCGAACCAAAGTGCAAGAGCGATCGTTGCGCCCGTGACAGCGAGCGTGCAAACATTTTCGGTAGCCGGGCTCATGACATCTCTCCATCATCCTGAAACAGTTCGAGACCGGAAAACCGATCCCGGGCGCTCTCGCGGCTCTCGCGAACGTCGCGAACTTTCTCCGCTGTAGACCGCGACCGGCGAAACGTGACAGGCTCCGGCTGCAATCGACCGGGCTCCCACGGTTTCGGCGGCGGCCTACTCGCGTCAGGCGCCCATGATGCCCGCTCGGCGAGCTGGCGCTGAAGCTTGGCGGGCAGCGGCGGCGCATCGGTCTCGACCACGTCAACCGAGGCTCCAGCCTTCTCCGCGTTCTCGATAGCGACGGCGCCCATCTCGGCAATGATCTTGATCGTGCCGTTTGACAGCCTCTCGCTCTCATCCGTCGTGAAGCTGATCAGGCCCTTGCGCAACAGGTACTCGCCGAAGGCCGCCGCGAGGCTGCGCTTGATCGGCTCCTGAAATTTGCGGGCCTCGTCAACATCGTACTCGCTGATCACTCTGTTCGCGCAGACCTTTCGGTACGGCACCATCGGCACGCACTGCGGACAGGGGAAGGTGCGATACATCTGATCCAGCGCGATCATCTCTTCGGCCGGCGTCGGCGCGCACTGAAGCTCGCGGTGCCGGATCAGGCGGACATGGCCAGTGCCTTGGCAGATATCGCAGTCCGGTTTCATCGCAGTGCCCCGAACGTGATCAAGGCAATAACGATCACGGAGACGCCGAAGAACACGACGACCCGGACGATCTCCAGCCTTCGCCGTGCGCGCGTTTTATCTCGCCAATGCGACATAGAACATTCCCCACATTAACAGGCCAATCAAGATCACGCTTCCGACCGCGCCAAACCCGATGGAGTTGAGCTGCCGCTGTTCGGCGCGCTTCAGCAACGCTTTGCTGACCCGCCGGTTGCGCGTGGCAATCCGAAGCTGCTTGGCAAGCTCAAACCTTTCATCCGGCGTCATCTCGAACTTCTCTTCCGGCGGGACACTCACGACACGGCCAACAGCAGGAGAGCGATGGCGCCGAGGACAGCAGCGACGGCCCACATGATGTGCACGCGTCTCTCCTGCCGATCGATGTCGCCCTGCATCCGCATGAGCTGCACACGACGCCGATGACGCTCGTTGAGTTCGTTGAGCGTCTCTTCCTTGTTTCGGGGACCACTTCCCATGACCGCACTCATCCGGGAAACCCTCCGCCGCCGCTGCGCCCATGCCGGCGGTTGCCAGCGACGAAGCACGTGATGACGAAGCCGACGAAGCTGGCCCCGGCGAGGCCAAAGCCGGAGCGGTCCCAGACGGAATAGATCAAGCCGCCGACCGTGAGCCCGAGCAGCGTGCGCGCGATGATCGTCTCGCGCAGCGCGGTGCGGCGCTCGGTGGCCTCCGCGATCGTGGGGAAGCGCGGTGAAAGTTTGCGCTGGGCCACGGCGATCTCGTCGAGCTGAATGGTGTTCTCCTGAAGGCCTCGGCCGTAGGGCACGGCGAGCGCGGGGTGCTTGCTGATCGTGCGCTTGGCGTGCTCCACGGTCAGCCGGGGTCCACCCACATACTTGCGATCCACCCATGCGTCAAGCAGGCCGGGCTCCGCGTCAAGGTGTTTCATCCACTGGCGCTCCGAAATCTGGCCGCTGAGGTAGCAGTCGATCAGATCGCGATTGCGCGCGGGGTCCGCGAGAAGATGGCCATAGAAGTTGGTGCTGCTTTCGGGGGGCATATTGCTCTCACATAAGGTCTTCGATCGCCGCCAGTCTCCGGGCTTCAGCGTCATCGATCTCTAAGCCATCTTCGTCGGCACTGTCAAGCGGATCGTCGGGGTTGTCGGCGTCATCGTTAACAGGCTCTTCCGCGAAGGTCTCGCCTTGCGTCCCGAACGGCGTCGAGATGATCCCAAAATCATCGTTAATGCTCGCCGGATCAACGCCGTCCGCCGCTTGCTTCGCTGCAATCGCTTCGTCGATCGCATGCTGCTTCAAGAACTTCAGGGCGTCACGCTGCTCGGTCGCGGTGACGCGCGCACAATGCACACATCCGCCGCCGCTGACGTAGCGTTCCGTGGTGCCGCACTTCGAGTGCGGGCTGCCGTCGTAGGTCTTGAGACCGTACTGGAGCGCGATCTGGCGGTTATCGTTGACGGGCCTGCCGCCCGGAGGTTTGGTGGTCATGATTTTGGTCCTTTTCGAATGATAGCAGCGATCGTCGGCGCATCCGGAGTTATGTCCGTGCCTTCGAGGTATCGATGCTCTATCGTCGCGCCCTCTCCATAGGCGGAGAAAACGTTGAACAGCTCTTTGATGACCGCTTCGTGTTCGGCGAGGCGCCGCTCCAGCTCTCGCAGCATTTGTTTGTCAATGACGCTCACGATCTCAATCCTTCTTGTCGAGCCACGACGACCAAATCGGACGTGTGGAAAATGTTGAACCTTGGGACAGGGTATCTCTGAAGAATTATTTCCTTGCCATCCTTAGAGAGGCGGCTCGGATCGACGCCAATCCATCTGCACGTGGCGAAGCCTGCCGTGACACTGACAACGTCCATCGTTGGTGTATGGGCTCGGCCCGCGACTAGGACGCGAGAAACGACCTGATCGCCGGGCTTGATGTCCGATGGCTCCATGAAGCTAGTCATACTTCGACTTACCGGTCATCGCTGCCTCGTGACGGTGATCTTGAACGTGTCGATCTGGCCGCCCTCGGTGAACGGCTCGCGTGTTGTCAGGTGGATCGTCTCGGTGCCGACCATCGTCTGCTCGTGCTCGACGATCGCGCTGCTCCGCAGGTTGAGCAGAAGGTTCGTGATGGTCTGCGCTACCTCGGAAGTTTTCATTTTGTCCTCTCGATTTCCTCGGCCGTCATGGCGCGAGTGAAAAAGCAATCCTTGCAGCTCATTCGCAGCGACTTCGGCCGGAGGCTATACATCTCGGTATGCGGGCAGTTCTCGATACGCTGGGCCATCGCTCTGATCCAGCGCTCCGTTTGTTCGTAGTGGTAAGCGTCAATCGTCATCGGAGCACGCCACGCACTTGCCGTCGAGCCCGGGCATGCAGACGACATCTTTGCCGCCGCACGTTTTCTCGCTGATATGCTTGCGGCCAACCTTGCCATGCGGATACAGCTTCGGAGCCGGCGCGCAATCATCCCAGCGCACCGCGTGCGACGGCGCGAGCTTCGAGACCTCCAGCGGGCCGCGCTTGTACTCACTGCCATCCGGGTTGATGAAGCTGCCGTTCCCGTAGACCGGTCCTTTGAAATCCATGTTGTGCGAGGCGCCGAGCAGCTCGCCGTTATCGAGCTTGCGCTGCAACTCCGCGCGCCGCTCTTCATTCGTGGGCATCTTGTGTTCGACGGTGAACGTCGCACCGTGCGGGGCCTGATACCACGTCTTGCCGTTGTCGAGCGAGACTTCGCCGGGGCTGAGTACGACCGGGATTGACTTGTTGATTACGAAATTGCGCATATCGTATCCGAGGCTTTCGGCCTTCGCATAGAGCGAGGGCGAGAGGAACGTCGCGCAGACGCCGGTCCGCCGCCGACAGAATTCGTGCTTCTCGCGGTCGGTCTTCGGATCGTCGTCGCTCCAGCGCGTGCCGTCGAAATGTGCCGGCGGCAAATCGCCGTGCGTCTCGTTGGTGATCCACGGCGTCAGGGATTTTTCACGATGGGACATCATCTGCTCCGGGTGATCCACTTCTAGTGAAGCGTCGCGCCCGTTGGGCTGCGCGCTTCGCGGCTTCGGCGGTGCCAGCCTCGGTCAGGTGCCAACAGTCGCGTCCGTATTTGTGATGCCGCTGAAATCGAGCGAGCCCGCGCTGTTGCAGAGCAATCATGGTGCG